GGCGTGATAGTACCACGGAACTTCAGGCTGGCCCTCGCCGCTCGCTGACTCCAGTACCTGAAGAGCCTGTACTTTCACCTGCCGCACAGCGCATCGTTGACGCTGTGAATTCAGGTTTGAGTGACACGGCGCTTTTGGGAGTTGCGTTTGATGCTTCCGAGTCTGAGATTCGGGCCGCGGAGCGCAACGTGACGGACGCTCTTTTGCGCGCCAATTTGCCTCAGGGTGAGACACAAGCATCTGCCGCTCGCATTCGTGAGGCTGTCGAGAACCTTAACTCTGCGGCCAAGACGCGCAAGGGCTTTCTTCAGGCGCTGAAAGACAACATTGACGAGCTTTCAGGCTTGCGCAAGATTGTCTCCGTGACTCTTGGCGTTGCGGTTGTTGCATTTACGGCAGCCCTTGCGCTTCGTGCGATCAAGGCGGTTCTTGGCTTCCTGTGGGGCATCATCACTGACCTCTTTCCCTCTAATCGGAGGAAGAAGCGTGCTCAGCCCCAGAGTAATAGGCCAACGACCGCGAAGGCTCCTAAGGGGGCGCGCAAGGACCCCGTGTTGCAGTCTGTTGACTCCGCAGTTTCCACAAACGTTTACGCTAACAGCTACAAGCTTTATGCAACCCTCGCTGATGGAGAGATTGTCATTGGACAAATTATGTTCCTTGTTTTGAATCTGGCCGTCCAACCTGAACATTTCACCAAGCAGGTGCGTGACATGCTTGCTGATGGGCAGCTTCAGTCTGACAGCAAGCTCTTCCTCAGGAGCGCCGTGAACCATGAACATGTGATTAACTTTACCGTTTCTCACTACCTTGGTCTTCAGCGTGCTGCTGAGAAGGATTGCGACGTCGAGTTCATCAACTTCGGCACTGTTCGCGGGCACCGCAATATCGTGCCGAACTTCATGAGGGAGTCTGACGTAAAGTATCTTTCTGGCCGAGCATCTCGGTTGGATGTATGTGCTGTTGACAAAAACAAGCGCATTGTCAGCGTCAACAAGCGTCAGACGTTCATTCTTCAGACAGTCCGCTATGGTGAGTCGCTTCGCGCTGGGGGAAGGTTAATTAAGCGTTACTTTACCTACAGTGCACCAACCGAGGTTGGTGACTGTGGGGCGCCTTTGTGTGTCCTTAACAACAGTAGCTTCAGCGGCCGCACTTGCTATGGCTTTCATGTCGCTGGCAACACTTTGCACGAGATAGGCTATTCTACGATCGTGACTCAGGAGATGATCGAGAAAGCTTTGAATGTGCTGCATGTTGTTCGCGACGAATTTGAACAGGATCTCAGTGTGCGAGCGGGCATTGAACTCCAGTCTTGCAATGAGCTGCCCTTCAAGAAGGGCGGGAGCTTCTTGCCGATTGGCGTTGTTCCCAAGCCCGTGGTGATTTGTCCGAAAACGTCATATTACCCCACGGACCTTTACGGTATCATGGGTGAGTATGATCACTGGCCAGCGCACCTTTCACCCGTAAGGGTTGGTGAGGACGTTGTCTACCCCATGGACAACGCTGTATCTCCCTACTCGACACCCTTGCTCGTCTATGAACAGAGCTGGTTGCGGAATTGCCTACACGTGGCAATGAAGCCTTTGACGAAACTTACGGCTGATTCTCCGCGCAGGATTTACAGTTTTGACGAGGCTGTGAAGGGTGTGCCCCAGGAAAAATTCAGGAGCATACCTCGAGGGACTGCGGCTGGCTTCCCTTACGTTTATGATGTTCGCAATGGGAAGAAGGAATTTTTTGGAGAGGGTGACGATTACGAACTCACAGGCCTTAAGGCCATCGAGTTGCGTGAACGCGTTGACCACATTATCGACTCTGCGAAGCGTAATGTGAGGCTCGCTCATGTTTTTGTGGACTTCTTGAAGGATGAGCTGCGCTCGCGTGAGAAGGTTGATGCTGTTGCTACAAGGCTCATCTCATCTGCGCCTTTGGATTACACCATCGCGTGGAGGATGTACTTTGGGGCTTTCAGCGCCGCCGTTATGGGCAAACACACTCGTTCGGGAATGGCTCCGGGCATATGCGCCTACAGCGATTGGGACTTGCTCGTTGATCGCTTGACGATTAAGGGTCCTTTGTGCTTTGACGGTGATTTCAAGGCGTTTGATGCGTCTGAACAGCCATGCGTCCACGAGCTGATTTTGGCTTACATCAACAAGTGGTATGACGATGGTCCTGACAATGCACGCGTCCGCAGTGTCCTCTGGCTTGATCTCGTACATTCACGGCACATCGGTGGACTTGGGAGCGATCAGCGGTACATCTACCAGTGGAACAAATCCTTGCCCAGTGGGCATCCGTTCACAACTATTGTGAACTCGATGTACTCGCTTTTTCTCCTCGTTGGTGCTTACATTTCGAACACCAACGACCTTGCTGGTTTTTGGGATCATGTGAGCTCCGTCACCTACGGTGACGATAACGTCAGCAACGTTTCTGAGGAGAGGGCGGAAGACTTCAATCAGAAGACCGTGGCCTTGGCCCTCGATAGGGAGTTTTCCGTGCGCTATACTCCTGGCAATAAGGGCACGGATTACGAAACTACGATGTCCCTTACGGACCTCACGTTTCTGAAGAGGCGTTTTGTTGAGAGAGACAACCGGTGGTTGTGCCCTCTCGAACTTGATAGCTTCTTGTACACTTGCTATTGGTGCAAGAATAAGAAGCTTGAGAAGAAGATCATCATTGACGTTCTCGAGACGACTCTCGAGGAGTTGAGCATGCATGAGCCACGTTTGTGGAGTCAATATGCTCCTCTCATCGAAGAAGTTTTCTTGAAGCGGCGCCACGTCAGTGACGTATTGTTGGAACAAAGCCAGTACTTGGCGTTAGTCCGTTTCAGGACTGACAACTGGTACTGAGGTGGTTGCAAATACGCGCGTGTGCAATGTAAATGCCTTGCCACTAATGAAAGGCACACGCGGACAGGGCGCCACCGGTGACCGTGGTTTTTCAACCTTACTACTCAGGGCCGGTCGACCAGAGAAAAGCGGCACTTCAATTCCTTGGGTTTTTGTAGTGCCCCTTGACTCTGTTTGCCCAGAGAAAAGCGGCAGCTTGCGTTTGGTGTGAGACCGCCACGCATTCTAATTTGTCTCGCTACAGATAAGGATGAATCTAACCCTAGCTCCATTCGTGATGAAAATGGAGTGTGCGACACAATCACGTCGCTTACTATCAACGGTTCCAATGAGACAACAGGAGTCACTACTTTCCTGTCTGAGGCGTGTGAGTCGGTGGACGTCCTTGGAAAACATTTCGCCGGTTCGGGCCTTGCTAGACCGCAGAATGACTTTCAAGATTTACTCAGCTATTTCTCGCGTCCTAGAATGGTTGGTAACGGTACTCTCACTACTGGTGTTCGTACAAATTTGTTTGCTACTACAGTCACCACAGACACCATTTTCAGTAGCTATTTTCCTAATGGCTACACTCGTTTGGCTGGTGCTGATGGCGCTCGTTTTAAGCTCGTCTACACCTTGCAAGTCGCCTCCACACCCTATCACCAGGGGGTTTTGGCTTTGAATTGGCAGTATGCCAACGCCGGTAATAACGCCCTTCGTTATATTACTTCGCAGTCGTGTACTGCGTTGCCTCACGTTCGTATGGATTTGTCTCTTGACACCATGGTTCAGCTTTCAGTACCGTTTTTGTGGACTGGCGAGTATTTGGACTTTAATCTAAATACTGCCGTCTATGGAACTATTGCGCTTAACACAATTGCTTCGATTCCGGCTGTCGCGAGTATTGCAGCACCCACCTACAAACTCTATGTCCACATTGAGGACCTTGAGTTGTTTGGTGCTAGTGCTCAGTCTTACGTTACTTTTGCCCTGCAGTCCGGTAAGAAGTTGCCCATGAATAAGGAGTTTGAAGATGATGCTTTTCCTATTTCTTCGGGCATTTCTGCTGTTTCCCGGTCTTTTTCCTGGCTGGCTAAGGGTGTCCCTTCTCTTGCTTCCCTTGCAGGTCCACCTGCTTGGTTTCTTGGTAAGACTGCTGGTCTTGTTCGTTATTTCGGTTATTCAAAACCGCAGATCCAGGACCCTATTATGCGCGTCGTTGCCATGGGCAACGTTGGAGAAACCAATGTTGATGTTCCTTCTGCGACTATGGTTGTTGGACCTATGGCTTCTAACGTGTTAAAGACTGATGGCACCTTTGCCGGTACTGACGTGGATGAAATGTCTCTTGCTTATGTGATTGGTCAGTATTCGCAGATCAATTATGGCTCTATCGCCACGACTGATGCTGCGTCCAAAATTATGTATGCGTCTTATGTCAGTCCTTCTGCCTATTGGTTCCGTGCTGGTGGTAGCGCTCCTTACTGTAACGTTACCGCTCCTGTACTTGCTCAGAACGCCACAACGAATTGCTTTTATCCTAGCAACTTGTTTTGGGTCGGCTCTTGTTTTAGGCAGTGGCGCGGTTCTGTGCGTTTTCGTTTTACTTTTTCCAAGACCAAGTACCATGGTGGT